TTGTCAAATGTAAATGCGTTTGCGGATGGCAAAGTTTGTGGAGTAGAAAATTTAGTTGGAAATTTCTTTGCTTACGTTGGATTGGGTATAAGCTCTTATGAATTTAGAATCAAATTTGGGCCATATCAAGGCCCTGGCCCTGGAGATCAAGATTTATTTGATCGTATTAATAACACGTTTTGGGCTGCAAAGACCGAAAGTGATAGCTTAAGGATACTACCACAAGTATCAACACCTATTGGATCAATTGGCATTAATTTGATACCATCAAACAACATTGCATCCAGAACAAACACTAAATTAAACCAAATTGGTATTCCACCATTTGAAGAGTATCCGTTTTTCTACACTCCACCTGCATGGAAATATCCAATCATGCAAGAGCTATATACACGATCACAAAACCGCGAAGGAAAGGATTTTGTAGATGTGTTTAACAGCACCCTATTTGCAGGAAATCTTACACCGGAGCAGAGCGCTAAGTACCCAGAACTAACGTCTTTTTTACCGCTCATCGATAGCGGTATCCAATCAGGCAATAGTAACACGCGCTTGGCAGCACAAGCTCAAATAAAAGCACAATTAGATAAGAGATTTAGAGTAGCCGAAGAACTCGTATACCAGAGAGTAGTGCAAGTTCTTAATAATTTATTTAACCTAAACTTAAGCGATGAGTCTGAAGGTGAAAATTACGATACGTTAGTTTCGTTAGTATTTGCATTAGTATCTTACCACATAACAGATTATACAGGGGATACTATTAACAGCATAAGCGATGTTCTTAACAACAATGCACCTCTTTTAGGGATTGTATTACAGAGCAACAGATACCAGAGAGCTAGAGATCTATCCACCACATTTGCAAAAAAAACAGCACAACCATACGACCTGACAAGCCCAGACCTAGGTGTTCAATTTAGTAATTATTATAATTACGTGTATAACATACTAAGGTTTTATGTATATGAAAGCATACAGGGAGGAGAGATAATTGACAACTACATATTTGCACCAGCAGCACCTGATAAGTTTCTCAACACTTTAGTAGTTGATTTCAACGGATTAAAGCAAATGGCTGAAGGTGGAAAGGGTGCAATTGATCCAAAGTACGACTTAACTAGAATGACACGCATTGATGTGTTTCCAAAATGCAACGATACGGTGAGCTTTGAGTTAGAGTATGTAGATGCTTTTGGAGAGCAATTGGGCATGGACACTTTAAATGGGCCTAATGAAGATGATATCTTTGCAGTAAAAGAAAAGGTATTCTTATCGACAGTTCTTACTAGACTTTTTCAAAAAACAACAAAACTAACCTTGGCAAATGACTACACGCCGGTAACTTACAAAGGCGGACAGGAGTTGTTTACGTTATACAAATACGCTTATGGAGATGGAAGTGGGCCAGGTATAACAATTGGTCAAGAGTTTCTAAGACAAAACTACCCAATAGACTACTTTGCACAATTAGCAAATGGCAATTTTCCAGTTTCAGACACAGGCGCAGCAGCATTTTTTGCTGTAAATAAAACATTTACAGTACCAAGACGAACTCGAACAATAAACGTAACTGCAAATTTTAATCATAGCTCAATAGCGTGGGGACAAGAAGCTGATTCTGGAATAAACAAATATGACCTAGAAGAAATACAAGCAGAGCATTTAACAGATAAACTGAAGTTCTATAGATCAGGCAATCCGAGAACAGGATTAGCGCACGTTAAACTATGTCTATACGATACGACCTTTAAAAGAACTGACCTATATCCAAACTATTTTGTTCCACCTCGTCATGTATGGTCGGAAATGAAAACTATCTTAACTGGACCACAAATGAAAGAGTTAGATAGGATTCTTATAAATGCGGAGGATTGGCAAAATTTTGTGTATATTCAACCGACAAGAGAAAGTCTAGCAGCACCTGTAGTAATTCAAAAGAACGAGCCGTCATCTGACCCTCGTCCGCAAGAACCGACAGACGCATCGCTAACACAACAGCTACAAAACGGAGTACGCTAGGCTGAAAATAGAAAACTAGTGTATTTATATAAAAAACGCAGTGAAGCCAAGTCAGGATCAACAAAAGTCATTTAACGACATAAGCACGAGTAAGCTAGCTAAGCCAGCAGTGGCTAAACCTGAAGCGGCAGTGACATCGTCTAATCTACCAAGCGATTTTTTAATTTCAACTCCACTTCCTTTTGGAAACTATCGTGGTGGCGTATACACATTCCCAAACGACGGTGTGCAGTTGGATATTTACAACGATCAAGACTACTACTACGAGTCTATAACAGCAGCTACTGAGTATACTATTGAAGGAACTGATGTTTTAATTGACCTAGAAAAGGAGTTAGTAAAAGCTGGATACGAATCAGGAGACTTTAGAGTACGCACAAGACTACTTAGGAACTATCTTGGATCGGCATCTACACTAAAGCTTCTAGTACAAGAGATATCAGCAGATAGACTTGAATTAAGAGTAATACCAGCACAATTAGCAGGAGATGGTACAGCAGAAGGAGAAGCGAGTGCAACAGACATTAATGCAGCATTCTTTAGATTTTTTGGAGAAGATTTCTTTAGCTTAGACAAGCAAGCTGTTTTATCTAGTCTATATGTGTTTTTGGATAACATTACTTCAATTGAAGTTACTGACTATATACAAGATAAGTACACAGTACAATCGTATCCATATAGCATAATCTTTAAGCTACAACAAGCTTTACCACTATCGGTGGGAGTGGGTACTTCTATTTGGGTATCACAAGAAACAAACCCTCCTGTTACCGAAAACGTAATCGTTTATCCATCAAAGACTACTGACCAATTTACAAAAATTAAAGGTCCTAATTTTGATGTATTAAGAAAAAAGACATTATCAACAAATACAGAGTACCAAAGCTGGGATGAGATATTATCAAGCAACACCAGACAGGTTACCCAAACAGTGTTTAGTCAATCACTCGTAGAGGGAATTGCTCTAAACGTTGATTATACTAGATTTGAGAACTTTGTTAAGTTTGGTAGCGTTTACGAAAGGATAAAAAACTTTGAGTATAAGATAAAGTTAATTGAAAATTATCAAAGTGTATCAGCGAGTTTAGCAACATCAACAGCATCCGAAAGTTTCTACGTACAAACGCAGTTAACTACAACGTTAAATAAAATTGATAACATAGTAGGGGCATTTGATGGCTTTGAGAAGTATATGTATTTCGAATCATCAAGCTACGTATCAAACAGCTTTGGTGAGTTTTTGGATGTTGCATGGCCAAAAAGTACATCAACCAAGCCATATACCTTATATGGAACAAGTACAACTCAAGCGGAGAATTGGTTAGAGGGAATACTTGCATCAGCAAGCTTATATGACAACAACAACTCGTACTCATTACGAAAGTTAGTACCAGAGCATATGCAGCAGGAGGAGAGCCAAGTAGTAGACTCCTTCATTAGTATGCTAGGACATTACTTCGACGTTCAGTACGAGTATATTAACCAAATACCTAAGGTTTACGATAGGCAAGAGAGCTTAACAGAGGGTTTTGCAAAAGAATTAGTATTCCACGTAGCACAAGGATTAGGTGTTGATTTTAGTAATGGAGATAATTTCAAAGACCTATGGTCATACACTCTTGGATTGGATGCATCAGGAAGCTACGATAACCAATTAAAACTATCAGGCGAAGATCGAACAAGAGAAACCTGGAAGCGTATTATTAACAATCTTCCTTACTTACTCAAAACAAAAGGAACTGAGAGAGGTATTCGTGCTTTAATAAACTGCTACGGAATACCGTCAACAATACTTCGTATTAGAGAGTATGGTGGACCTGAGGTCGATTTAGATAAGCAGTCAACTTATAACCATGATAGATTCTACTACGCACTAGCAATTGGATCAGGTAGTAGTCGCTTGGACATCAATTGGAGAGATACGAGTTCTGGAGTATTGCTTACAACAAAAGTGCCTCAAAGCTTTGAGTTTAGATTCAAAGCAGAAAACAGCTACAATTCAACTCAATCAGGAAGTGTGCGCTTAGCTCACTTAGCAGCAAACACAGCATCACTACTAGCCCACATTAACGCAGGACGTGATACTATAGGAGATTTCGTTGAGTTATACCTATCAGGAAGTACCTCATCGTCAAGAGCCTATCTATCGAGTAGTAGTGATAACAGCAAGTTGTTTGATGGAAATTGGGTTAACGTCTTAGTTGATCGTAGTGGATACACTAACTTATCAACGCAGCAAACATCATCGTACAGCCTTTTCATAGGACAAAAAGCCAACTACTCCACAACACCTCTAATAGCCAGTGCAAGCTTTGTCCTGCAATCTAGTGATATAGTAGATGCAAGAGCCTGGCTAAACGACATAAGACATATACAATTTGGCACAGGCTCAGTAGTAAATGGTAAGACAACTGCAAGCTTTAGTGGCAGTTTGCAAGAGGTAAGATTATGGGGAAATGATAACATAAGCCAGTCGCTGGTCTTTGCT